ATTTTCCCACTCCGTTTTTTCGAGGTTCTAGTTTCTACCGATACTAGAATCGTTTGGCTGTTTCCGTGAGCCAGGACCGTATTATAGATGTCCTGTCTTTAATACGGCGAACCAATGGTATGCCGTTATAGCCTGCGATTTTGGTTTCTAATCTGCGTACAAATTAGAACCGAACCAAAACCAGATCTTAAAATTTTCATCTGTTTTAAAATCAGATTTAAATCTTTTTATGAATTCAATAGACGCGTTATTCCTTGTTAAGGATCCTTCTTGGTAATGACGTTATTATATATTAATTTTGATTCTACTAGGCACCGTGAGATGCTTATTATGTAGATGATATAATTATATATAGTTCTAGAATTGATATCCTTGTACTTCCTAAATATTTTAGTGAACCCCTTTGTCGGGGTGCTCCCTTTGAACTTACTTTAGTTCAAGTACGGTTAGAGACACTTTTATATTTATAGTACTCGAAAAATGTGTATAGACCACAGGATGGTTGTTTCACATTTTGATTGAAATTTTGAATTTGTATAAAGTTCCTGCAAAATTTAAATCACTTTAAAAATTACAGATTTAGAGCTATCTGTGATACTGTACATAGTTTTTATAATTTTTCTAAATAGTACAGTTCCTGCAAAAGCTCATTTTGGTGTACTGGTTTGAAGTTAACCAGTACACCTTTAGGCTTAAACTTTAATGTTAATATAAAAGATATAATGCGAAATTTAAGTTATGTGAACTGAGTTGTGTTCACTCACTTATACTTAAACTCGACAAATTGAAATTGCATAGATGATTGAGGCGAAAACTTCTTGCGTCGACGTGGAGACGTACTGTTAGTAGCAGCACAGGCCTGGTGCTTAGGCAATGACCCAGCCAATTTTTGGCTGTTTAGGTTATCCCCCAATATGGCCGTTCCCCCATGCGAGTGGAGTGTGAAGCGCTTTAAGGAAAGTTATGTTGATTGACTCATGCAATGTAGATTTGCGGTGTAGCTGACCGAGACCCCTGAAGAAATAAATATCTTCGAGTGGTATAAGGTTTGCATTCTTATATTTTTATTTATTGATTTTATTTTATTTTTATTGTTTAAGTGTTCAAAACTTAACTTCAACCTTTTAACTCATTATGACAGTAGTAATTAATGAGGGGGTAGAAGCTACCAAAGAACACAATAAAAGCATTTTCTCCTTGAGTGAGACTCAATATCTTAAAGATGTTGTGAATAGTACACCTGGCTCCTTGAACAGGGAGATGTTAGGTGAGAAGTTTTCTTCTTTAGCACGACGATATGGTCGTAGCTTAGAGAGGAATTTGAAGATGTTGAGAATGGATATTCTTCGTTTTTTACGTCGCTTTAGCAGTCATGCTCGTGTCAATGTCAGCTTTTTGTTTAATTTATTTTATGGTGTATATAATTTGTATTTAAATACGTCACGTTTTAATTTTGTAGCTAATTTAGTTTATATTATCACGCTTTTTTTAGGTGATAAATTTGAGAAATACTTTGATGTTATTAATGTTTGGTGTCAAAATGTCTTAGAGTCATTTCTTAAAGAGGGGAAATTAGAAGCTGAATCCTTTTTCTCAGAACACACTTTTTCTCTTAAACAATACTTTGAAATATTTTTATCATCTCGTGTTGTTAGTTCAGTACGAGTTTTAATTTTAAATTTAGTTGGTTTAAGATTTTTTAAAAGAGATCATGCACAGAAATTTGTAAAACTTTTAGGACCTGCTGTTAAAGTATCCCTAATTGATTTTACATATAATATGTTAGATGCCGTCGAAAAGATGGTTGATTTTTGTAAAGATTTATATGTTACAGGTTCTGTATATGAGGCTCTTAAAAAGAGAGATAAGGAGTTAACCTTTGTTGAAAGTTCAAAGGAATTAATATTTAAATCATCATCCGTTTATTTGGGAGATGATATGAATTTTAAAGATGATGAAGCATTGGTTGGAAAAATTCCTGCTAATAAATATATTGATGATTTAAGGTCAAAAATTTTTGAAGGTGAGAGTATAGTAAGGACAATTAGATCTTCAGCTCCTGTAAAAACTCAATTATATGCTTTAAAAACATTATTAAGTGATTTACTTGGAAAAGTAAGATCTAAATCACGTAGAGCGCCTATTGGAATTATTATTTATGGTGATCCAATGATAGGTAAATCATCTATTTTAACTCATTTTTATAAATTATTTTGTAAGCATAGAAATTATGTTTATTCTCATGATTTAGTTTATGATCGTAATCCTAAATCTTCCTTTTGGGATGGTCATGACCCATTAGTACAACCTATTATACATTATCCTGAAGTTGGCTCTATTGCCAAAGATATAGCTAAGAGTAAGGGTGATGAAGCTGTTGATGAGATGTTAATGGTTTCAGATTCTCAACCATATTCTGCTGAAATGTCACATGTAGATGAAAAAGGAAAGTGTATGATTCATCCTGAAATGGTTATAATTGATTGTAATGATCCACAAATGAATCTTGAAGTTACAAATAATAATCCTGCTGCAATACGCAGACGTTTCATCTATGTGAAAGCTGAAGTTAAAAAAGAATATAGACAGAGTGGTAGTGCCGCTCTTGATCCTGCTAAAGCTCAAAATTCTGAAAAGAAAATGGACCTTTGGAATTTTCAAATTTATAAACAAAAACCAGTTACAATTAAAAAAAGTAGTGTTGAATATTTTGTTAATGAAAATGGTTCAAATAATTTTGATATATTTTCCTTAAGTCGAAGGTTTATGAAGGTTTTTCAAGAACATGATGATGAGCAAGTTGCTTTTAGTCATGCTATTGATGAAAGTATTGAGGAGTATATTGCAGAATCCAGTTTTAAGAAATCATTAATTAAATGGTGGTGGTATCCTTCATCTGTTTGGATATTTTGGATAACCACTGGTTGGTTATTTTGGATTTATGCATTTATATTTTCATGTGCTGAAATGTTAAGTTTTGTTAGTTTCATCCGTTCAGAATTAAATGTTACCACTCTTGTAGCTCTTTATATTACTAATTTTTCACCTGTTTCTTATTTATTAGATAAAGTTTATTTTTCTTTGTGGAAATTAAAACTGCAATCTAAAGATAAAATTCAGTTTGGCTTTAGATACATTAAGTCTTATTTTATTCAAGATGATAATATAGAAGAAGAAATTACACTGCGTAAGCGACAGATTTACCCAACGTATGTACTTGGTTTATTAAATTTTGTAATTATTATAGGTATTATTAAACTTATCTTTTCTTTTATTAGGACTGCAAAGGGTTTTATGTATCAAGCTGAAAGTGAATTAATAGAAAGTAGTGGAAATTATACACCTAATAATATTGATTCAGAAATTGAACAAATTGAAAGAGATACACAGTGTGGTTTTCCTCTTCCAAAAAAGAAAGATGATAATGATAAAAATTATGATCATGTTGATTATATTGTACCCAGATATGCTGTTGAACATCGTCTTTTGAATGATCCAGATGAGATTAAAAATACAATTTATAGAAATATTCGCTATTTAAAAATTTATTTTTCAAATGGTCAGGATATAAAGACACATGGCTTGGGTATTTGTGGTGATTTTATAATTATAAATAAACATGTGTTTCAAATGGGAAAAGCTATTAGTTTATACTGTTCTATTAATGATTTAGCAAATAGTCAAACTCGAATGGATATTGATTATGATTACATTTATGAGTTGTCAGGAGATGTAATTTGTATGCGAATACATGGTCAAATGTTTAAAGATATCACGAGTTATTTGTGTAACTTTAAACCTACTACATTATCATTTAAGGGTATCTATAGAGATAGAAGAATTACTATTGAACAATTGCAAGGAGCTATTAAAATTGATGCACATAAAGGTACTCCTTTTATATTAGACAAACCATTTAAGTATGTATGCACAACGCATAAAATTGGATATTGTGGTCAACCTTTATTAGCTATATTGCAAAATCAAACTTTTTTAATTGGTATTCATGCTGCTGGAGCTGTAGCAACAGAGTTCTGTTTTGCAACAGAATTGAATAAGGATGAAATTATGAATATTATTGATCGTAATTCTAATATTTGTAAAATTGTTTCAGAAGGATGTATTCGCCTGAAAAAAGGATCAAAATTGGAAGATATTAGTCCTAAAAGTCCACTTTTGTATGAACAAACTACAGGATTGAGAATTTTGGGTCATATGACCAATTTTAATATAGTTAAACCTACTTCAAAGTTAACAAAAACAGCTATTTTTAATGAAATCCAATACTTAATTAATGAAACACCACTTCTGGAAAATGGGAAACCTAAATATTTACCACCTCTTATGAAATCAGCAAGGTTAGATGGTGTTTATATTTCTCCATATAATAATTTTATTCGTAAGGTTGGTGTTCAAAAGAAAGATTTAGATAGGAAAATTATGGAAGAAACCATAAGAGTAGTATCTAATTACTTGATTTCTAAACTTTCTGAAGTTGGCATTACTGAGCTTAAGCCATTCAATTTACAGATTGCTCAGAATGGTTATCCAGAGAATTTTTATATACGATCTATGAAAGGAAGTACTTCCGGTGGCTTATTACTTCCAGGTAAGAAGGATAACTTTAGTAAAAAAGTTGAGTTGGATTTTAAAAAAGATGGTAAAGAACCTGACTTTATAGTTAAAGAACAAGTTATGGAGATAATTGATTCTTATTTACATGATGAATGTAGTTTTACATTAGTAGGTGCACAACTTAAAGATGAACCACGTTCTTACTCAAAGGTTCAAATTGGCAAAACTAGAGTTTTTGCCATGTCGTCATATGATATGACGCTTGTAAATCGCATGTATTTAATGCCATTTTATTCTTTAATGTGTGAGCATAGGGATATTTTTTTTTACAAAAGTTGGCATTAATATGCATGCGTCAGAAGCTGCTGATATTTTTCATAGTTTAAATAATTTTTCTCCATATGTTATGGAGGGAGACTATGGCGGCTATGATACAAGTATGCCAGTTGGAATTGGTCTTATTGCTAATTCAATTGTTTATAATGTTTTAAAACATTTTGGATATAATGATAAAGCATTAAAAATTGTTCAAGGTATACTTACAGACAATTTGTATCCTACCATTTGTATGGAAGGAAACATTTTTGTTGCACCAGGATTTCAGCCTTCTGGAAAATATGCCACAGCTGAAGATAATTCTTTGAGGGGTCTTTCGCTTCTGGTATATGCTTTTATTCAAATGTGTACGCCATTTGGTCAAAATAAAATCCTTAATATGCGTACTGACTTACAACCTGAG